TCGTGAGCATCGTCGTCTGGTCGCAATGCTTCGGAGATCGCCGTGGGTAAGGCGGAGAACGCCATCACGCGGACCGTGCGTGCTTGGTTGACGATGCACGGTGCTCTCGTCGTCCGCGTGCAAGCCGGTGTGATTCGATCTGGCGATCACTTCGTACACGGAGCACAAGCGGGAACGGCGGATCTAATCGGCTGCATGCGTGGCTGGTCGATCGCCGTCGAGGTCAAGACTCCGACAGGCCGGATGCAGGCCTCGCAGGTTCAGTTCGCCGAGCGTTGGCGTGCAACTGGTGGAATATATCTAGTCGCCCGCGGCATCGACGACCTCGCTGGCTTGCTCGACCTTCCCGACCGTTCAGCGGTACACTGACCGCATGACGAATGGGCAACACTCTCTCCTCACGGCGGCGATGGCATCAAGCCTCGCCGTCATTTGCATAGGCGGCTGCGAGGTTCGCGTTCCCAGTCCGCGAAACGCGGCGATGCAGGTGCCCGCTTCCGTGGCGCTCATGGAGACAGAGCAACTCGCACGCGAGAGCGAGGCGAAGGCGGCTCAGGCCGACCGCGAGTTCAAGGTCGCGGTGCAGAAGGTTGAATCGTCGTCGCAGGTATCACTCGCCGAACTCGCGGCGGCACATGACCGTGCCGTTGATTCGGCACGCTCCGAGGCGGCATCGGTCCGCGAGTCGGTCGCCTCGGCCATCAAGGCGGCGGAAGAGCGGCAGCAGGCGTGGACCGCTCCGCTGACCATCGCCGCCAGCGTCGCACAGCAGAGCGGCATATCTGGAGTCGCTTCCATCGGCGGCGTTCTCGCCGGCGCTCTCGGCCTCGTCTCCGCGTACCGCTCGAAGTCAAAGGCGACGACGGCGGAACAGATTGCCTCCGCCGAAGCCGACGCTCGCAAGGCTCAGGAAGCGATCGCGGCCCGCATCGTCGATTCGCTCGACGTGCTGAAGCATCTCTCGCCGGAGGTCGCGAACGCGTTCAAGGCTCACGGCAAGACGCTCTCTGAATGGCAGGGACCCGAGGCCGTTAACTTCATCAATAAGGTGCAGAACACATGAGCGCCACGCCGGTGATTGAATCAAAGACGAAGGTGACGGCGAAGTTCACCGCACAGGAATGGATCGGCATCATCGGTTCGTTTGCGTTCGTCTGCACGTACGGCTGGACGGCTCTACGCAACGCCGAGGCCGCCGCCGGTGACGCGAAGGTGACCGCCGAGAAAGCGTTGACCGCGACGCAAGCGACGCAGACGCAGCTCGAAGGTGCGTTGGTGCAGATGAGCGCCAAACTCGGTCGCATCGAAGGGCTGCTCGAGATGATGCAGCGAGGCAGCAAGCCATGAGCGACACCTCCGATACGATGAACGTGGGGTCAGGGGACGACTCCGGCCTGCTCGCCGATCCGCATCACGCCGGCATGGACGCGAAGTTGATTCGTCGAGCCTTGCGTGAACGCTGGCCGATACCCGACAAGGTGCGGCCTCGCATCGTCGATCGCCTTGTGACGATCGCGACCGACAGCACCGACGACGGCGACGCAATCAAGGCGGCTGGCGTGCTGCGGTCAATGGACGCTGACAACCTCGCGGCGGTCATCGAGGCGAACAAGAACCAGCGACTCGACGACGGCAAGCCGACGCAGGCGATTCAGATGTACGGCAAGGACGCACCGGTTGAAGACGTTTGAGAGGTGCTGAATGTCGATGACGATCTGCGAGATGCGAGGCGGCCCGAAGGACGGCCTTCGCGAAGACGTCAGCGACAAGACGATCAGCGTGACGTATCCTCGTGACGGTCGAAGCGGTTGGTTGTATCGACGCGTGGTCGAGAATCCAGCCGTGTTCGTCTACGTCGGAGTGTGCGACCTTTGCATCAGACCCAACGAGCGATGAACTACACGCCATTCGGCGGCGTGCTGGCGTTGTGGAAGTCTCAGGCGACCGAGTGCCTCGTGCCGGGTCCGGCTGGCACCGGCAAGTCTCGCGGCGTGCTGGAGAAGGTGCATCTGTACCTCATCAAGCACCCCAAGACTCGCGGCCTGATCGTTCGCAAGACGCGTGCGTCAATGACCGAGAGCGTGTTGGTCACGTTCGAGTCGAAGGTGGTGCAGGCTGGATGCACGCTGACGAACCAGGCACGCCGCACGCGATCGGCGTACGACTATGCCAACGGCTCGACGCTGGTCGTCGGCGGCCTCGACAATCCCGACCGCATCATGTCCACGGAATATGACATCATCGCCGTGTTTGAGGCGACGGAACTGACCGAGGACGACTGGGAAAAGTTGACAACGCGACTCAGGAACGGCAAGGGACCGTACCACCAGATCATCGCGGACTGCAACCCTGCGGCACCATCGCACTGGCTGAAACGTCGAGCGGATCGCGGCATCATTCAGGTATTCGAGTCGCGGCACCGCGACAACCCGACGCTCTGGAACGCGGCGACCGGCGAATGGACCGAGGCCGGTGCCAAGTACTTGCACACGCTGAACACGCTGACAGGTCATCGGCGGGCACGTCTGCTCGACGGTCGCTGGGCGGCGGCTGAAGGCCTCGTCTACCCCGAGTTCGACGCGACGCTGCACGTCGTCAAGGCCATGCCGATCGGTTGGGAGTCGTGGCCAAAGGTGCGTTCGATCGACTTCGGCTACGTGCATCCGTTCGTTTGCTCGTGGTGGGCGGTCGATTCCGACGGTAGACTGTACTGTTATCGCGAGGTCTACCACTCGAAGCGAACCGTCGCCGACCACGCGAGGCAGATCAACCAACTGAGCAAAGGCGAGACCTATGCGGCAACCATCACAGATCACGACGCGGAAGATCGTGCAACGCTCGCATCAGCGGGGATCGACACCATCGCAGCCAACAAGGACCAGCGATCAGGCCGCGACGCGATGCACGCTCGCCTTGCGGTCCAAGGTGACGGCAGGCCGAGGCTCTTCTGGCTCGAAGGCTGCACGGTAGAGACCGATCAGGACCTCTACGCAACGAAAAAGCCCACGAGCACGATCGCCGAGTTCGATTCGTTCGTCTACCCGAAGGGTCAGGATGGCAAGGCCGACAAAGAGGAACCCGTCAAGCAGTTCGACGACGGACTCGACGCGGCACGCTACGCGGTCATGTACTTCGACGGACCACGCTCGTCGCATGGTGCATGGGTCGGTGTCACGCACGAAGCGGGTACACTGCCGATAACTGACCTCGTAACCGACGACTCGGCACGCACCTGGGCATGACCAACATGGCGAAGCGAAAGACCACCGCAAAGGCGAAGGACTCCGGCATCGAACTCGACTCGCGAGAGACGCTCGGAGCGTGGGTTTCCGCGTCGTTGATTCCGGGCGAAGCGCCCACGAGTCGCTTCAACAACAACACGGGCCGCGACTACGAACTCGTCACGCGAGGCATCACCGGCACGGCGTGGCGAGCGGCGTCGATCAACGCGACGGTGCTGAGCGGTCAGACTCTGCGTCTGTTCCGCAAGGTCGGCAGCGGCAGCGGCAAGGGCCGCAAGGTCGCCGACAAGCGTGTGATGAAACACGCGACGAACCGTGGCAAGGTCAAGAGCCTCGTCGGCAAGGCCGCGATGTACGCATCGCGTGCAGGCGATGACATCGAGGAAGTCCTCGATCATCCGATCCTCGACCTACTTCAGAATCCCGATCCGGTGTATACCGGTCCGCTCTGGTTGTGGCAGTTGTTTTGGTTCAAGGAAGTCGCCGGTCGTGCGTACCTGTACGTCGGCGAACGCCTGAACGGCTACCCGGTGTCTGCGTACATCCTGCCGAGCGAGTTCGCTTGGCCGATGCTCAGCGACACCGGACTCATCGAAGGATACTTCTACGGTCGCAACCGCTCGCACCCGATGCGAGTGCCTGCCGAGGACGTCGTGTACCTGCGTCAGCATGGTTCGCCGATCCATCCGGCTGGCGGCATGTCGTGGCTTCAGTCGGTCACGCCTGAGACCGACATGGAGGCGGCGGCGTTGCAAAGCGAGACGCAGCGATGGCTCAACGGCGGGCAGCCCGGCATGGTGTTTCAAGCGGCACCGGCGACGACCGATGCACAGATGAAGCAGATTCAGGCTCACCTGAATCAGTCGATCCGCGGCGTGACGAACGCTGGCAAGGTGCTGCTGCTGCGTGATACGGAACTCAAGC